TAAAGAATTAGACTCGCGCTTTGCTGCCTATCTTGGCTTCGAGGAGCTCGGGCAATTATAGGATATGCCCGTCACAGGATCGTGACGGTATCTAAGCCGCAGAACGGGAGCCGCAGATGATCAAAGACGAAATCTTGATTGGTGCGGCACTGGAAATCCAAGCGACCTTGGAAGCGAAGCTCAGGGACATGGCTACCGAGACGATCGAGCTGTCGCGTGCGGAGGCGATCTTGGCGACTGGAATGATCCGTGCCCTGGTCGGCCTCATATCCGATAACGAGACCCCGAGCCGGTTGAATTAGCCGCTATCGCTTCACCCGGTGCGCGCCAGAGCGCTTGAGCTGGTGAACGATGCCGTTGAACGACGCGGTAACCGTCTGCGCACGGCCGATCTCGTGCGTGCCATGGATGCCGTCCCAGAACTGTGTGAGCGGCCACCGTTCCGGGCAGTGGGGCAGCAGCACACGTAGCGCGAGGCGGATCGCCGTGGAGGGCCACTGCTCTATCGCGGGTGCTTCGGCGACTTCGCGCAACACCGTCACCGCCTGGCCAACGACGTAGCGTTCGTAGTCAGTCATGGTGCGCAGACTGCTTTCCTACAGAATCAAGTTCAGGCTATGTTCTACCTTACGGGGGGTAAGGGGGCAAAGTGCAGGAACAATACCGTCTCACGCCAGGAATGAATTCGCGAAAGCTCCAGGTAGTCAGCTTCGTAAAACAGTACATTAGCCGGTGGGGACAATGGCCAAGCTACGGTGAGATTGGCGGGGCGATGGGCATTCACTCGTCCACAGCTCGTGATGCGGTTAAACGGGCGGTCAAAGACGGGCTGCTCCATCGTGAGCCGGGATCACGTAAGGGAGTTGCGCGAGCGCCAAGTGCACCGTCACGACTATGTCCAACGGAGGCGGCCGAGATGCTCGAGCGGCTCCGCCAAGCCGGCGTAATCGTGATGGATACAGCGGCCAGTTCGGTCACACCCACATTTTACCCACTGCCGATCTCGCCTCCATTTAGGCATTTGCCCGACATCGAATAGTCGGGGCGAACATGATCGACGTTGCGCAGTACAAGGCAGAGATAGCGGCGATCCCGGGCGATAGCCTGATCATCCCGCGGTCACAGATCAACGAGCTGCTTACCGAGCTGGAGAACGGGCAGATTGCGAAGCGCACGCTGCGTCGTATCCATACGATCGCAGCGATGTCGTCGTCGGTGCTGGCGCTCGCGGCATGAGCGATAAACCGCATCCAGGCGCGATCGACGTCGCCGGCGCGTGGTATCTGAGCGACGCCAAGGCCAGCCTCGTCCCGATCGCCTTGGTGAAGGCTGAGGATCTGCTCATGGACGAGCTGGTGCGCTCGATCGTCGGCAAGGCCAACGAACTTTCGGCCGCACTGACAGCGTTCAAGCTTCATGCCTTTGAAAGCGTGGGCGAGCTTCAGGCGCTCCTGGCCCAGCAGTACGACGCGAAGATCGGCGGTAAGAAGGGCAACGTCACCCTGACGTCGTACGACGGCTGCAAGAAGATCCAGGTTGCGGTGTCGGATCTGGTCGAGCTTGGCCCTGAACTTCAAATCGCCAAGTCGCTGATCGACGAGTGCCTCCGGGAATGGTCGGCCGACAGCCGCGACGAGATCCGCGCGCTGGTCGACCGCGTCTTCGCCGTCGATAAGGAAGGCCAGATCAGCCATGCCGGCCTGTTCATGCTGTTGCGCGTCGGCATCACCGACGAGCGCTGGCTGCGCGGCATGGCGGCAATCCGTGACAGCATCCGGATCATCGGCTCGAAGACGTACGTACGCTTTTACGGCCGGCCGACGCCGGACGCCGCATGGACTCCTGTCTCGATGGACCTCGCTTCGGCATGACGCGCTGGGTTATCCTGCGCACCAGCGGTGGGCAGACTCTACCGCTGATGCGATCCTTGCGCGAAGCCGGGTTCGACGTCTGGTCACCGGCGAAGCCTATCCGCCGGACGATCCGCGCCAAGACCCCAAGCGGCACCCGCCTGATCGAGACCGAGGTCCCGATCCTGCCGACGTTCGTGTTCGCCAACAGTCACGAGCTGATCCCGCTCGAGGACATCGCGGCCTTGTCCGTCAGCCCGCACCCCGCGTTCTCGATCTTCCGCTATGGCGGCAGGATCCCGATCGTCGGCGATGGCGAGGTGAGCGGGCTTCGTGAGGAGGAGGGGCGGGTGGTCGCCCTCAACCAGGCTATCCGTGATGCGGAGAGTTACGCCGAAGGCGAGAAGATCCGCATCGCGGGTATGAAGTCCGAGGCGGCTCGACGTCGGGCAACCAAGGAGCTGGAGCGGGAGCAGCGCTCAGTGCTGCGCTCGAGCGGCAAGACGTTCGAACCTGGTGCCGAGGTCGAGGTGGCCGAGATGCCAGCCTTGGCAGGCGTAGCGGGCGTGGTTGAGGCCACCGACGGCGTGCACGCCTGGGTTATCTTCGGTTCGCATTCATGGAAAGTTGAGGGTTGGCGGCTATCGCTGTCAGCCTCAGCTACATTGGCCGCATAGGGCCTCGCCGCCTTAGCGGCTTTCGGGACAGACGATCTGGAGCTTCGGCTCTTGCGCGCCCGCCATCACTTCCCCGCGATGCGTCGCGGAGGAAGTCGTAAGCATGTCGAACTTCCGGAGGTGGCTATGGCCGCACCACAGCCCCCTTCCGTGGCCGAGCAGCTGCGCGATGCCGGTGACCGGCTCTACCGTTTGGCGGATCTGGCCGAGACGCCGCAGCGCGCTCACTCAGCCAACGATCGCCTTCGAGACGAGATCGAGAGCGTTGCCGGCGACGTCCGGTCGATCGTCCGCGGCCGCGGCTTCCGCTGACCCTGCGGTGGGCATGATCCGCATCAACGGCGTCATGACCCCCAACTTCCGCCGGCTTCAGCCGCTGCTGGTGGGTGTCATAGAGCGGCAGGCGCTGAGCGTGACCGCGCAGGCGCAGGCCGCGCTGCCCCTTCGGCAACCGGGCGGCAGGCCGTACGAATGTTGCGCAACGGCGCACGATCCCATCGAATTTTGGCCTCGACCTCACGATTTCGCCCCCTGACGCACGAATGTTGCGCGGTGCCGCACGGATCGGTCGGCACCCCCCCCACCCCTTGGGTCCTCTCGGACCAGAATGGTATGCGGGGGCCAATGGCGCATGAGTTTCCTAGGTACAGGCAAAATCGTCACTTCATCATCATTGGAGTGAAAACCCATGGATTTGGCGGGTTACAGGCCGACGCTGGGTGAAGTCGCAGCGTTATTCGGCAAGTCGAGCCGGTGGATTTCGGATCTGCGCGCCAAGGGTGAGATGCCGCCCGACGGTGCAACCCTCGGCGAATTTCTGGCCGCGTGGGGCAGCCTCTCCGCCGCGGGCGGTGGCGGCATCAAGGGCAAACCGATCGACCTGGCGAAAGCGCGCAGCGCGAATGCGAAAGCAGACCAGGACGAGATCAAGACGGCAGCGCTGAAGGGCGCGTTCCTGCCCCGCGATGGCGTCGTCGACGCCGTCCAGGGCGCATTCGCCCGAGTGAGGGCGAAGCTCCTCGCACTACCGAGCAAGTGCGCGCCGGCGATCTCCGCGATGAAGTCGCCGGTCGCCATTCAGGAGAAGCTTACGGAGCTTGTGCATGAAGCGCTTGCCGAGCTCGCGAGCACTGTCATCGGGAGCGAGCACGTCAGCGCTGACGGTGTCGCACATGGTGGCGAGCCAGGAGATCGCGGAGACGGCGAGGACCTGGTGGCCGGTGTTCGCACCACCACCGCGCCTGACGGTGAGCCAATGGGCGGACGATCCGAAGATCGGCCGCCAGCTAAGCCCCGAGGCAAGCGCGGAGCCCGGGCAGTGGGACACCAGCCGGGCTGAATTCCAACGCGGGATCATGGACGCGGTCAGCGACCCGCTGATCGAGGAAGTCGTGGTGATGAAGTCTGCCCAGGTCGGGTGGACGGAGATCATCAACAACATCGCCGCCTACTTCATCGTGCACGACCCGTGTCCGATCATGGTGATGCAGCCGACCCTCGAGATGGCGGAAGGCTGGTCGACCGATCGCCTGGCGCCGATGGTACGCGACACTCCGTCGCTGCGCGCCAAGATCTCCGACGCCAAGTCGCGCGACAGTGGCAACAAGCTGCTGCAGAAGCGCTTCGCGGGCGGCCAGCTGGTGATTGTCGGTGCGAACAGCCCGGCATCGCTCGCCTCGCGCCCTATGCGCGTGATCCTCGCGGACGAGGTCGACCGCTATCCGGCCAGCGCCGGCGTCGAGGGCGACCCGCTGACGCTAGCGTACAAGCGGACGAACAATTTCTGGAACCGGCGCAAGCTGGCGGGATCCACGCCGACGATCGCCGGCTCGAGCCGCATCGAGGCCAAGTTCGAGGAGTCCGACAAACGCTTCTTCTTCGTGCCGTGCCCGCACTGCGACGAGCACCAGGTGCTGAAGTGGGAGCAGGTACGCTGGGACAAGACGGCGTCGGGAGCACACCGCGCCGACACCGCGTACTACGTCTGCGAGCATAACGGCTGCCGATGGGACGACGCCGATCGCTGGGCCGCGGTGCTCAAGGGCGAATGGCGCGCGACCGAGCCGTTCAACGGCATCGCCGGTTTCCATATCTGGGAGGCCTATTCGTCCTGGGTGAAGCTGTCGTCGACGGTCGCGGCCTTCCTGCTCGCGAAGAAGACGCCCGAGACGTACAAGGTCTGGACGAACACCGCGCTCGGCCTGACATGGGTCGAGAAGGGCGAGGCACCAGACTGGCAGCGTCTTTACGAACGACGATCGCCGGATTTACGGCTGGGCGAAGCTCCTGAATGGGTTGCCCGCATCACCGTCGGCACCGACGTACAGCGCAACCGCATCGAAGCCAGCATTTGGGGCTGGGGCGAGGGGATGCGCAGCGTCCTGATCGACCATCGGGTGTTCATGGGCGATCCGGCCGCGGAAGAGGTCTGGGACGAGCTGACGGCTTTCCTTCGCGAAGAATGGGAAACGCCTAGCGGTCGCCGGTTGCGCATGACGAAGCTGGCGATCGACACCGGCGATGGTCACTCGACCACGCAGGTCTATAACTGGGCCCGTAAGCATCCGCGCGAAGTCATGGCGATCAAGGGCGTCGGGAAGTTCGACGCTTCGCAGCCGGTCATCGGCCCCACCTGGGTCGACGTCACCGTTCGCGGCCGAAAGGTTCAGCGTGGCGTCCAGCTTTATACGATCGCCGTCTCGGTCTTTAAGTCGGAGACATACGG